AACATCATTAACTATAACCACATCTTATACTCAAATGCTTTTGGCTAATGAAGTAAGTGATGAGAACAACAATTGGAACTCAGGCACATCATTATATACAGCACCTTTTGGTGGAGATTATGTGTTTACTCTTGCTTATAATGTTCAACCTGTTACGACAGGTAGTCCACAAGATTTAGATATCAAGGCAATAGATAATACTACATCAGGTACAATTGGAACTTGGGTAATAGATCAGTTTACAGGAACTTTGGTAATGGGTATGACCTTGACTCAAAATCAAGTTGTTAGGTTTGATTGGAAGATAGCATCATCAGACATGCTTGGGGTTAGCCTTACACTAGAAACTCAAAGTTATCCATTTGATCCTATTACGACAGTCTTTAAACCAAGTAGGATTATGCCAGAGGTGAGGGTTATTGATTTTCTAAGTGGGTTCTTAGATGCCTTCAACCTAGTGCTGACTAAAACAGGTAGAAATGATTACAAGATGCAAGACTTTGTAAGTCTATACAATAATCCAATTCTTGACCTAACTTCTTATGTAGATAGGCAAGAGTTAAATTACAATAAAAACAATGTCTACAATGAGATAACTCTTCGCCATGCCGAGTCAAATGACTATCCAAATGTTGCTTTCAATGAAACAATAGGGAGAGATTTTGCAGAAGAGTTTTATAGGCCTGTTGTAGACTTTGGCAAAGGTCAATTCAAAAAAGAGAGTATTTTCAATGTATTCCCCCCTGCCTACATGGATAGGTTTCATGAGGATGGAACGAAACTTGGAATAACAGATTTAAGGCATCATTTTCACTTAACAAATGAAGATCCTTACAATCCAGCAGAGGGTAAGTTTATAATGTTGTATAAGAATGGTACAACCACAACATCTTATCCATATAATCTACAAACAGATGTAACTCCATCAAGTGGAACAAAGATATATAGTGAACAAGATGAATATTCCCAATATAGTCAAGTGCAAGATCTGGTTGCTACTGACAGTAGTAACTCTTTGTCTTATGAAACTGAGAATTCCTTTGTTGGAGTACCAGCAGAGAACACAATAACTACTGTATTCTTCAAAGATTGGTTACTTTCTTTGTATGATAATACAGGATACAATATAGAGGTTACATTCCCATCTGAATACAGTATTTATCTAAAAGCACAAGATTTGCATATAGTCTACTTTAATGGGTTCTATCATTACATAACAAATATCTCATTTGATACTGGAAAGGAAATGCTAACCTTAAAACTATTAAAAGTGAATACTAATCCACATTATGAAGCGTAAAATAATATGATAAAAAAAGAAATTAGAATACCAGAGAGTATAAATGATATAAAGTTATCTCAATGGCAAAAGTTCACATCTATTGTAGAAGAGGATGCTGAAGAAGAGTTTGCAAACAGGAAGGCCTTAGAGATTTTCTATGATATTGATGGAAAACATTACAATGGTTTAAAGATTAGCGATATTGAGAAGATAATTGGTGAACTAAACAATGCCTTAAACCAAAAGATCACTTTAATTAGAAGGTTTGAATTAGATGGCATTGAATATGGGTTTATTCCAGACTTTGATGATATTACATTTGGGGAGTTTGTTGATATGGATAAGTACAACAATACAAAAGACTATCACAAACTAATGTCTATACTTTATAGACCTATTGCAAGTAGCTACAAAGATACTTACAAGGTAAGGGAGTATGAAGGCTCAAACGAAAAATTAAGGGAAATGCCATTGGGGGTTGCTTTAAGTGCAGCCAATTTTTTTTTCACTATCGGACTTCAATTAACAATAAATATCCTGAAATCTTTGACTCCGAAGGATCGGGAACAGAAAGTGAAGCAAGATTTAGCAATAAATGGTCTTGGTATTCTTCTATCTACACCTTATCGGATGGAAACATTCTCAAATTCGGATCTGTCACAAATCTTAAAGCAGATAAGGCTCTAATGTTTTTGTGCTATAATGCAGACTTATCTAAGTTACAAAATGATTTAATAAAGAAGAAAAGATGATACCACAAATAATAAAACAACTACAATCAGATAAATGGTACAATGTATCAGAAGAAGTAGAAATTGCAAAGGGTAGATATAAGAAAGTTACTGACTGGAAAGGGTTTAAAAAGCAATCAAAAAGATTATTAAAAAGCAATCAAATATATAGATAATGGCAAAGAAATATACTGTTGAGATACAGGCCGATGTAAAGGGGGAAAAAGAAACTCAAGAACTTGCTAATAGCATAGAAAATGTTTCAGATCAATCTAGTGAGGCTACCAAAAACCTAGATGACATGAATAATGCTATAAAGGAAGGGCAAAAGGAGGCTGAAAATTTATCTGAAAATCAAGAAAAGGCAGCTAAAACAGCAGGAATGTTAGCTTTCCACTTTGGGACAGGAACAGCACAAGCTAAATTAGTGCAATTAGGAATGAAAGGGTTAACTGCATCACTTCCATTTTTAGCAGTTGCTTTTGCTGGTGTAACGGCTGCAATAATAGCCTTTAGAGTAGCCGTACAGTCTGCAAATGACTACATGATGGCAAATGTAGATGCCCAAAAAGAAATGACAAGAATGAGTGCTGCATCTGTGGCTTGGGGAAATGCTTGGCACGATCTTTCTGTATCAATTGGAGAATTTTTCTTTGAATTTAAGAAAGGACTTAAATTCCTAAAGGAAGGAACTAAATTGTGGTTTTTGCTAACTCATGGGCAACTGGATTACTATTATGCAGCATTGGCAACAAACGCAGCCCAAGAAGACCTTACTTGGAATTTAGAGAAGACCAATAGGGAGATAAAAAAACTACAACACGAGAGTAAGAACTACCTAAGAACAGTTAATGATACAACAAAGTCTGAAGTTCAAAGAACACAGGCAATGGAGAATTATGGAGAAACGCAAATAAAGATACTAGACTTAGAGAAAAAGAGGATTGAAAATCAGATACTTGTTAATAAGAATATAAAGGAAAGAGGGCCAGAGGAGGAAAACGCATTAACAAGGTTACAAATAAAGCTGGATGACAATCAAAGGGCTAGGGAGGATTTAGCCCTTGCTATTGTAGATATGAATGATAAAATCAAAGAGTCAAGACCTTCTTTTAAGGAGCATATAAGTGATCTTGATGAAGCAAGAGTGGCAGCAGAGGCATACTTTAAGGTTCTTGAAGATGAAAGAAAGTGGAGGGAAGAAGCAGATAGAAAAGCAAAAGAGGCAGAGAAAGAAGATTTCACATTGGAAGATGAGGAAATAGAAGATCCAGAATTTGAGGCTTTAATGAGGAAGGTAGATGCTCAAAATGAATACAAAGAATGGTTAGGCGAAAACTTGAGAGAATTAGGAGGAATGTGGGGGAATTACTTTGCTTACCTTCAAGATTTGTATGATACAGATGTAAAATTTGCAGATTTAAGTGGAGAGGAGAAAGTTTCTATTATCGCAGGAACGGCAGCAGCATCTTTAGGCATAGCAAACCAACTTCTTGGCGATATTGCAGCAGCCTCTTCGGATGACTTTGAAACTCAGAAAAAGTATAAAATAGCTGGAGCAACTATTAGCATGTTTCAAGGAATAGTTTCTGCTGTTGCTGGAGCAATGACTCTTCCCCCTCCTGCCAATGCTATTGTCGCAGCATCTCTATCGGCTATGGTTGCAGGAATAGGTCTTGCTAACATTTCAAAGATAAGGTCAAGCACACCAGAATCCCCTTCTGCTGGTGGAGATGTGGGTGGAGTTAATGGAGTATCAGAGCCATCTTCTGCACCATCTTTCAGTCTAATAAATCCCCTAACAAATGGAGAGAGCCAACTATCACAACAACTAGGACAAGAGCTAGAGCCTCAAAAGGCCTATGTTGTGAGTGGGGACATGAGTTCACAACAAGCACTAGATAGAAGAATTTCAAACCAAGCAACCATATAAATTCGTTATACATAAAAATTAAGATAAAAGGATGAAAATATTTGATGTAATTATAACTCCTGACATGATTATAAAAGGGGTTAAGGCCATAAGTTTAGTAGAAGAGCCTGCAATAGATAGTGATTTTCTTGCCCTAAAGTCAGAGGAAATGATCCAGTTGGCAGAAGTTGACAAGGATCAGAGAATCTTACTTGGTGCTGTTTTGATTCCTGACAAGCCTATTCTAAGAAGAAGGAATGAGGAGGTTTTCTATATTAGATTCTCAAAAGAAACTATACAAAAGGCACAAGAGTACTTCTTTTCAAATGGATTCCAAAACTCAACCACTATTGAACACAATGGAGAAGATGTTCAAGGGAATACAGTTGTGGAGAGTTGGATAAAAGAAGATGAAGACAAAGACAAGTCCAACCTATACAACCTAAATGCTCCTGTTGGGAGTTGGTTAATCAAAATGAAGATCAACAACCAGGATGTTTGGGATGACTATGTGAAGACAGGTAAAGTAAAAGGATTTAGCATAGAAGGATTTTTCAAGCCTGTGGAGATGACATCCATGAGTAATGAGATGACTGGGGAAGATAAGGTTGAGCAAATAAGAAAGATATTGTTTGATGAGTAAAAAACCACAACATCCAACTCCATCTAACACCTCTCCCTCAAGTGGGAAGAGGGCCTGCTTGTGTGCAAATGGCACATATTCAAGAAAGTGTTGTGATGGAAGCCTTATTGCTCAAGGTATTGGCGATATAGGTTAGAGTAAAAAGTTTACGATGAATATATACACACATTCGTAATATATTAGATAATAAATAAATTTTTATAAAATGTCAAAAGCAGAAGATATGTTAAACAAGATTAAGGGGGTTTTTGCAGAAAAACAAGAGCCTATTGTGAAACTTTCCGAAGTTATCACTTCTGATGGATTGACTGTATATTTTGAGGGAGAACTTGTAGAAGGTTCTTCTGTATGGGTTGCCGTAGAAGGAGAAAATGTTCCTTTGGCTGCTGGAGAATATACCTTGCCTGATGGCACGAAAATGATCCTATTAGAAGATGGAATTGTATCACAACTATTGCCAAAGCAAGAAACTGAGGAAGAATCCCCAGCAGAAGCAGAAGCAGAAGCAGAAGCCGTAGGCGAAACTGTATTAAGCAAAGAGGATGTTCTATCAATGATTAAAAAAGAAGTAGATTCTTTAAAAACAGAATTGTCCAAAGCAAAAGAAGAAAATGAGAAGTTAAAGGTAGAGTTATCTACTGAGCCTGCCGTAGGTGAATTAAAGCAATCCCCAGAGGGAAAAGATTCATCTAGTGTGGGTGTGGAATTATCATCTAAAACTGAGAAAACAGGTTTGGATAGAGTTTATGAAATGCTATACAATAATTAAAAAATAAGAAAAGAAAATGGCAACAACACAATCAGTAACCTCAACATATGCTGGAGAATTTGCAGGCAAATATATTGCAAGTGCATTACTCTCTGGTAATACATTGGGGAAACAGGCTATAACATTAAAGCCAAATGTAAAATACAAATCAGTTGTAAAAAAATTATCTAACACAGGTATTGTAAAAGATGCTACTTGTGATTGGGCTGCAACTGGATCTCTTGCTTTGACAGAGAGAATTCTAACTCCAAAAGAACTTCAAGTAAATGAGGCTCTTTGTAAAGATGACTTTAGAGCTGACTGGGAAGCTATCTCTATGGGCTATTCAGCACATGACAACCTTCCTCCTACATTTAGTGAGTTCCTTATTTCACACATGATTAGTAGCGTAGGTGCTGCAACCGAAACAAGTATATGGCAAGGTGCTAGTGGTACTGATGGCGAATTTGGTGGATTTACACCTTTATTCCAGGCTGATAGTGATGTGGTAGATGTTGACAATGGTGGTACTGCCGTAGACAGCTCAAATGTTATATCAGCACTTTCTAGTGTGTATGAAGCTATCCCAGATACTATTTATGGTGCTGATGATTTAGTAATATATGCATCTCCTAATGTTGTTAGAGCATACATGATTGCTCTTGGTGGATTTGGTGCTAACGGACTTGGTGCTGCTGGTTTTATGAGTCAGGGTACAGTTGGAGAGAAACCTCTTAACTACTCAGGTATTCCTATCTTTATGGCTAATGGTTTACCATCAAGCGAAATAGTAATTGCTCAAAAATCTAACTTATGGTTTGGTACAGGACTTATGTCAGATCAAAATTTAGTAAAGGTTCTTGATATGGCCGACCTTGATGGCAGCCAAAATGTGAGATTTGTAATGAGATACACAGCTGGTGTACAGTATGGTATTGGTTCAGAAATAGTTTATTATTGGAACTCAACTCCGTAGTTATTTCTTATGTTTAACTTAAAAAGAAAGGAATAGATTATGTCTTGCGATATCGTAAAAGGAAGGCTAGAGCCATGCAAGGATTCGGTAGGAGGAATTAAGGAATTATATTTTGCAAATTATCAAATACATGCAACTATTAATTCTGATGATGAGATTACAGATTTATCTACATCTGCCGATTCTGCCGTAGCTGTTACCTTGTTTAAGTATGAAGTAAAAGGTGCAACAAACCTTGAGCAAACCACTACTTCTTCAAGAGATACAGGTACTACATTCTGGTCACAAGTTCTAAATGCTACTTTCAAGAAGTTGGATGCCTCAACTCAAAAAGAGTTGAAGTTGATGGCTTATGGAAGGCCTCAAGTTGTGGTTGTTGACTACAATGGAAATGCTTTCTTATGTGGAATGGAGCATGGAATGGAAGTGACAGGAGGAACAATTGTTACTGGAACAGCTATGGGAGATCTAAGTGGATTTACCATTGCATTAACAGGAAACGAAAGATACCCTGCTAACTTCTTAGATGGTTCTACGGATGCCAATCCTTTTGCTGGATTGACAACTGCACCAACTATAACAGTAGGCACTTAGTAATTTTCTTCATATTAGTTTTATTAGTGAACGGCTGAGAATGAACAATTCTTGGCCGTTTTTCGTTATACATTTGTATGATTATAATAGACAGCACAGATTCTGCACATACTATAAGTGTGTATGTAAGAAAAGAAGTTACTACTTGTGACTCTACCTTGATAAATGAGGCATCTCAAGTGGAAACATCAGCATCAGTTACTGGCACTTATGATAGTGGTATTTTTACCTTTAACATTACACATACTTTTAAAAATAGAAGATTCTATATGTTAGAACTTAAAAGTGGTGGTGTTTTGATAAATAGAAGTAAGATATTTGCTACATCGCAAACAGACCTTGAGAAATACGATATGAACGAAGATTATTACCAAACTATATCTAAAGATGAAAGAACCTTCAGCATCAAAGAATAAAAAAGATAACTTGTTATTATTAGAACTTTCTAATTATACCAGTCCAGAAATATCTGAAAATCCAAGTAAAAAGTGGATAAAGTATGGGGATGACAATGATTACTTTGGCTATCTTCTTGATAGATACAAAGGATCATCTACAAACCATGCCCTAATCAATGGTATTTCCCAAATGATTGTAGGGGAGGGATTGGAAAGTAAAGATGAAACTACCCAAGAGGAAAATTGGGAGCAGGTAAACTCTTTATTCACTTACCAAGACCTATCAAGATGGGCCTTTGACTATAAAGGTTTAGGCTTTTATATGCAACAAATTATCCTATCAAAAGATGGGAGTAAGATTGCAAGGGTAAAACATACTCCTGTTCAAAATTGGAGAAGTGGCAAGGCTGACTCTAATGGTGTGGTAAATGAATACTTCTACTCGGATGATTGGAGTAAGTATACACAAGCTAAGTACAGACCTGTTGCTTATCCTTCATATAGTCCAGAGAAGAAAGATCCTTTGCAGATAATGGCAGTAAAACCATACAGAGCTGGTTCTTTCTACTATCCTAATGTTGATTATCAAGGTGCTTTGCAATATGCTCACATTGAGGAAGAGATTTCAAACTTCCATATAAACAACCTACTAAATGGCATGTTTCCTTCACTTCTAATTAACTTCAACAACGGAGAGCCTGATTCAGATACAAGGAGAGAAATAGAGTCAAGTATCAACAACAAGTGGGGAGGCACAACATCTACTGGTAAAATAATCATTGCTTTTAATGATGATAAAGATAGGGCTGCATCTGTTGATCCAGTATCTCAGCCAGACCTGGACAAGATGTTT